GCTGGGTCATAGATGGGACAGAGGGCCACCGCGCCAGTGAAGAAGGTACTACTGGTCGGGACGTAACGAAAGCGCAACATTCGGAAGTGGTATTTCTCGAATCTGCCGGATAACCCCGTTAGCCAGGGGAAAGTAATTCCGTCGCCCGGGTTCAGGGCGAGCTTGAGTGGGCGAGTTTCATACTTCTCGCCGGACGGTTGGTGGATATCCGGTCCGGCGGTGGACGATTTGTCCACTGCTCCACAGTACTCCGAGTGGCGTATGATGAAACCGCCATTGGGAGAGGTCGTCACGCGGGCCTTCATGGGCTGCCTACGATTCTGTTGTTGTTGTTGTTGTTTGGGAGGTTTCCCGCTCCCACGGGGTCTCTTATAAGTGTTAGTGACGTGTTAATTCGCAGCAGGGCAACGTCATGCCACATGCTGTGTTGAGCTCGAGTGTTCAAACCTACTTGCACTCTCGTACAACGGCGAATTCACACACAACCTATCCTAAATAGGACTCCGTTCTTAACAACCAGGCGTTCACAGTTCCAACGTAGAGCTCATTGTCAGATCCGTGCCGTAATCAAGGTTATAGTGGTGTTGCCGCTGGCCAACCGTAGCGACCAGGGTCTTCCTTTCCAGGCATTGTTCTCTAGGCGTGCCCGGGGGTTCGAGAGGCCCCTAATATTCTTGCGGGTGTTGGTGCGAGGTGTGCACCTATCGTTGCTCTGGCACTGCGGGAACGCAATCCCGTCGCGAGCAGCCCTTGCTGAGCACACTTCCAGGGTGTGCAGGTGCTGCTGCGCCATGCAGTTGTGGACATCCCGCTGAGTGTTAATCCAACTCAGTGGTGATGTCCATGATCCTATCCGCTTGCACTGGTGGTGCTAGTGCTCGGTGGAGTGGTGGTAAAGTGAACGTGGAAGCGGCGGGGGTCGACCAATTTAGTTTAGGCAGTGCATCGTAATAGGACTCTAACATGCACTGTTCCTTTGGAGTTATGTCAAACGCGAGATAAAAACTAATTCGCGTCCGATAATGCGGTTCGACGGGGTCTCGCTTCAAGGCGGAAGTTGAGGTTCCATTCCACCAGGAGTGACGGTAGTACATGTCGCCCTCCTTAGGTATCCACGGATAGCTTGTTCTGGCCATCCAGCGATAGTGGTTGTTCAACACAGGTATCGCGTGGGTGTTGCAAAGCCCTCCCCCGGCTACTGCTCCAACCCACTTATGGAATACTTTTACGCTACTAAGGTTCTTGGTGGTGACTAGGTCGGCATAAAGACGCTTGCGGGGATCGGACACCATAACATATCCATTATCCTGTGTCCAAACTGGCTTTCCCTGACAAAAGCATATATCTTCGAGGTGGGATTTAATTCCCTCCACCTCAACGCTTAATCCCAAGCGCAGCCACCAGTCGGCTAAACCAGAGACGATGGTTTTCACATCTCTCTTGTTGACGATTAGCCAACCGTCATCACCGTCATTCCCGTAACGGTAGTTCACTATTCCCAAGTGATCGAGGTACGCCTTCGTTGCCGCGCAAACTATCAGCACGTTACGCAACGAAGTATTCATATCGCCAGACATCCCACAGCCATCAGTTTGGTACTTGATGGTTCCTTCGTCGGTGTAGACACGACCGGTGTTATATATCTGGGCTTTCAACAACCTACGCAAGGATCTTAGATCCTCAGTTTGGAACCCCTCAACGAACATCTGTGTTAGCATGTTCTGGTACTCTATGAGGGCTGCGTTTTCGTGTTGATCGCAACGTTTCAAATCCAGCTCGATACAAATGGGCTCGGGTATTTCCTCCCAAGCCTTAGCAAGTGCGTTACCTCTTGC